CAAATGGACTTGACACATTATGAGAATCTGGTCTTTCAGTCTCATACATAGGAACGTATTTGTGAAAGGACGTACAACAGTCAAAGGGACTCATTTGTGAAAAAGTATACTAACAATAAAGGCATAGACCAGAAACATCTGCATTAAATCGTGAAGTTCTTGCGGCCAAGACGAAGGTTTTGCGCTTCTTCGTTAAATGCCATTTTAAGTTCTGGCTCAGTTAAGCTATCTCCTCTTATCTGAACACTAAAACCGCAAACTTTGCAAGTAACCAGGGCAACCTTTTCAGGAGTCATAGTAGAAACCTTCATTTTAACTAAAAGTTTAGGATGTTTGCAGATTGTTGCAGGCATCGTGTACATACTATTTTAGTATATCATATACTCAAGGATGTGTCAAGCGATTCAGAGACTTTCTATACTGAGCAGAAACTCCTGTACAGAATAATAGATAGGTACTCCAAGTCCCTCAGCCTGTACTTCTTCGGCATCCGCTCCTACAGAGTTACCATTGATCCTAATCATAGCACCACATACTTCAAGCCATTCCTTGTCCTGTCGCATCCAGAACTCGCGTCCATGAGGAATAAGCAGATGCCAGAAATGATACAGATGAGGAATAAATGGTGTATGTCCTGCTTCAGCAATAGCCTCTCCTGTTATTATAGCTTGCCTTATATTTTCAGCTACATCACCTTCTGTATAAGGGCCAGCAATATATACTTTCACGGCATTGCCTCTATTGACTTAATTAACATTGCAGAGGCTCCCTTCGCATATGCGACTGCCAAATTAAGATCTTCTATATTACCAGGATCATGTACTCCCAAACCATGTGTGAACAGCTCTATTAGATCTAGAGACGCGGCAAGTTTGGCTAATGCTTGTGTAAAATAAGAATGAGAATCAGAGTATACAGAAGGTGGTTCTAATAAAGATACCTTTACCTGCATTTTGCTAAGCTCACTCTGGTTATAGGCTAAATCTTCAAAGAAAGAATCATCCCATGCACGAGAATCATCTGTTACCAAATCACCAACGCTTACAAGAATAAGCATAGCATCATCAGATGCAGATATCATCTCAGCTAAATAAGCTGATTCTGATATTCCTACATCATCTTCTTCTGACACAGGTGTCTTCACTGGACTGCTAACAGAACACGCCACCGCTACAAATAACAGAGCCAAGAATACAGAGACTCTCATCATAATGTACTCCCTACTTTTACAGGCCAACCTGATTCATCTCGTTGTAGTTGTACCTTTCTAAGAACCTTTTTATATCGCTCTTTTACTATCTTCAGCCGCTTAACAGATAGCTCTTTGTGATATCTTATGTCACGGCAATCACGGCAGATAACAACCAGGTTATTAGCTGTATAATTAGATCGATTTAGATCTTTATAGTGAAGAACTATCTCATATTTCTCATCCTTTCTCTCTGCTCGCCACCAGCAATCTGAGCAAGTCCACCATGCCCAGTATTTTATCCAGTGAGTAAACTCTGTATAACTATCTAATGTGTACATGGCTGTATCTGGCGGCTAACGCCGCCCCTGACTTTCACTGAGTCCGTGGCTCTAGGTGCCCTCTCCCACTCTCGCTCTGCTGATTAGGCTTCGTATTTTCCTTCAACTCCGCGCTTTATTCTATCTTTAGTTCTAACATTTAACCAGTATAATGCTTCCTTTAAACTGACTATCGCTCTAGCGTTCTCTCCACATATAAATCGACTTTCCTGATAATATTCTAACCTTTTTATAACAATCTCGATAAGAGTCTCGACAAAAGCACCATTTTGGCCATCTTCTAGGACAGGGCCATCCTGAAAAGTTATATCAATACCAAGAGCTGTAGCAGTACCGCCACCTGGATCGCCGTTAGCGTTATCAGAAAAGACAACCTCATAATCATTCTGCAGCATAAGCCCTCCCTTTTGACTACAAGCCATTAGCAGAGACAGTAAGACAGCTATTTTATTCTGTTAAAAGCTACCACCTGAACAACTGGAAAACCCGATTTGTGCCTTACTGCCTCAGCTAATGACTTAAGTTCTATTATACTTCTTATCGTTTCCTTTGACTTAAAGTGTTCTAGGGCGGGGAGCAGACGAAACATCCACTCACAGCACTCGCCTTTCATAGTACTATTTCCGCCTGCTTCCCCATGTGGGATAGGTTTACCTATCACCACGGACAGCGGGCCTCCCCCGCTCTAGAAAACTCTAAATCCCTAACGTCATCTGCTCATGTCTCTTCTTAATAGTCTCAAGATTAGCCTCATCCATTTCTATCCCGATGGCAGAGAAGCCTAATTGATAAGCTGCTTCAAGCGTTGTACCTGAACCAGCAAAAGGGTCAAGGACAGTACCACCTGGAGGTGTTATTAGACGAACTAAGTATTTCATAAGAGCCAGCGGCTTAATTGTAGGATGCTGGCTCCCTCGCCTCTCAGAGACACTGGCTTTAGCTGTATAAAAGAAGCGCGAAGCGCCACCAGAGTCATTAAATCCATACAAACCTGTAGTGCTTGGAAGGCCATCACCTCCACCATATATCTGTCCAGGTTTACTGGTCAGTATATCTTTACGCGATTTCGTGAAACCTGTTTGTGCATCAAGTGCCTGAGCAGCTTCTTCGTCTAGAATAACATTGCTAGGATAGCGGCCAGAGACATTAAACTCTAAATCTTTGCCACGTCCATCAGTTAAACCAGCACGACTATTATCATATCTTTGTTGACTGACACCACTGCCTTTATAAGTACGCTCTTCTTCACCTATTCTGCTTTCGTCTATATTCAGACCACCTGTACCATACATCATAACATTTCCGGCTACAGTGTTTTCTTTCAGAGGCTTACGGGCGAGACATATTGGCTCTACTGCAGGTTTAAGGGCCGTGCCCCACCCTTCCCATTCTTTAGCCTTATCACTTGTAGCTCTAGTTGTTTCATGTTCTATAATATTATAGTCCCTATGACCTTGCTTGTAATTATCGCCTCGGTGGTCAGGTAGACTCTGAACACCAATAACTTCAGACTTGACACCAAGTTTTTTATCTATGGCTTTAGCGATATTCTGTGATTTTGGGAAACCGCTGCCGTATAACCAAAGTACACAATCCCTTATCTCAAAACCTATATCTTCAAGCGCGGAGGCCATACGGTGATAAGTACGTGTTCCACCACAACTTAGTATATGCGCTCCTGGCTTCAGAATCCTAAACGCCTCAACTGCCCATTTATGATGCCAGAGCTTTACCTTGCTTATATCGTCCCAGGACTTACCCATAAACGCTAGACCATGTTCAACCATACGGCGGGTCAGTAATAACAGAGTCTATCGAATCAGATGGAATCTCTGACATCCTTACAGTACAATCGCCTATAAGAAGCTTAATTCGACCATCTGGATTTAGCCAATCTCCCGCCGTATGATTCATAACATCACCTCCCCTCTTAAAACATTAATCAACGCCTGTGTAGGATTTTGCCTGATGTCGTGTTCCCAAATAGTGATTACTCTTATCAGGATTAGTCCAATCAAACACTTGCATATCCTGTACAAATTACAGTCCCTCGAAACCCAACTTCATAAAGTCGAAGACTCCCCACTTAGCCTCGTTGCGAAGAATGGTACGCCCAGCTTCGCTCTGCAGAACAGCAAGCAAGTCGCCTGATACACCATCGGCTTCTAGGGCCTGAATAGCATCATACAACCTATCACCATGCTCATTACGCCGCTTCTCAGCGAAGTCCATGTGGCCTTGTAGAACTGTGAGTACATTATTGAACAGTTTTGGAACATCGAGAAGCCAGTCTGTAAACTCTGACCCAACTGAGATATTCTCGGTCTCAGAACCAGTATAACCTAAGTTATAGAGATCGCGCCTAATCTGCTCTCCCTCTGCACCACCTGGGACTCCCATCTTATGAGTACCATTAATTAACCAGGATGGTTCACTATCTCGATTTCGTGCCTTAACGATTTTCAGTGGTGGCATCATATCTTCCTCCTCTTCTACTACTACTATTGTTTCCTTCGCAATATTTAGGTCTACTGATGCATTAATTCCAGCAACTGTCCCAAGACTTGTATATTGCCAGATATCCCAACCAGTAAAGCCCCGTGGTATTATCGGCTGAAGTCCCAATACTGTAGGATCACTACGTAGAGTATTGTTCTTTAGATATCCTGAGAACCAACGCTTCATACTATCTAACCCATGGTTCGCAGGCATTTTAGGATTCCACCACCAGGAACCTGTGTAAACACCTAACGGCAGATCACTTAATCTAGAGATTACATCTTGTAGCCATGTGAATGTTATCGAGACAGGATCAGTATCCTCACAATCTAGCCATAATCTCCCAGGTTGACCAGCAGCATTCTGTACTGCTTCATAAGACTCGCGACAAAGAGAGGCCATATTAGCCGCTGACAGTTTCCATCTCAGAAAATGATAGGTTTCAATGACAGGTATACCGATACTCTTAGCACCTTTAGCATACTCAACACGGCGCGGGTCTCGAAACGCTCCGTCTCCACCACGTATAATAACAAACTTCTTGTCTGCTGTATCTAGTGCCTGCCAATTAACAGCGCCTTGCCAATAAGAAATATCAATACCTTCAAGCATATTTATTCTCCTTGCCTTAATAACTCTGTGTGAGACAGATGCTCCTTATAATGATGTAAGCCCTCAAGGTGGGGTGCGGCGACACTCTTACTCAAGAACACAATCATTCATCTGCCTCACACGGAATCATTAAGACTTCTTTTTAAGCCGCGATAGTTCAAACAACAATCCATTGATTAATGTATTAGTCTTGTTACAGGAACTCAGGACTTCTTTTTGCATAGCTAGCAGCTGATTCTCTATCTGCTCTATCTTCTTATCCACATCTGTTAAAGCCACACGCTTTGTTTTCACACTTTAAGCATCCTTCCTGTGCTAAGAGTTGACTGGTACAGTCAGGACAAAATAGTCCGGTAATGACAGGACTGTTAATATTACTACCAAATTTAGACATTAGCCATCTATAAATATAATCAGGGATAGAAAATGCAAAAGGTATCTCAGGGTTGCTTGTAAGACCTGAAGGTTCAAACCGCATTCCAGAAAGTTTTCCTGCTATACTCTCCAGCGATACACCATACTGTAATAAGAGACTAGTCTGAATACCTATAGCATCATAGACGCCTGCAACAGTTGAACCTTCTTTTGCTATCTTAACGAACAATTCTCCAGGTTTGCCGTCATCATACAGACCTACTGTAAGGTATCCTTCCTGATCTCCTACTTTAAACTTATGGGTAATAGACTTCCTTTCATCTGGAAGTCTCTTACGGCCATTAACTTTCCTGCGGTTTTCGCCTAGAACTTGTGTTTCACGGCTCTTGTCTCTATATATAGTACCACCCTTACATCCCGATTCCCACATCTTAACAAAACTCGTTTCGATGTCATTAACCGTGGCAGTTTCGGGTAGATTTATCGTCTTGGAGACAGCTAGATTAGTATATCGTTGGAATGCAGCTTGATGTTTTATGTGCCATTCAGGACTAATTTCAAGAGCCGTTTTGGGTAGGTTTAAGCCTAGCTCTTGGAGAATGTCCAGAACAGGTTCTCTGACATGAAGCTCTATCGGTACACCTTTGTCGAACATGGTGCGCTTATACTCCAGCTCATAATGAGGCTCTATACCAGAAGAACATCCGGCCAGTTGCGAAATAGAACCTGTTGGAGCTATACAGGTACGAGTAACATTTCTGGTTGCGAGTCCAAGAACAGAGGGAGCCTCATCACAGTCAAATGCTGGTGCTATACCTCGTTCCTGACCTAATTCGTAACTGGCTCTATCAGCAGTCTTTTGAATAAACTCCATAACTTCGCCAGCTAGATTAATAGCAGTATCCGAGTCATATGGAATATCAGATAAGGCAAGCACATCTGCCCATCCCATAACACCTAAACCTATCTTACGTGTTTTGCTAACTGCTGCCGTGATTATAGGATCAGGGAAGCTGTTTACATCTATAACATCATCCAGAAATCGAGCAGCCAATCTTATATCTGACTTTAGTTTATCCCATAATATAGAACGAGTATCAGTATCAAAATATTTTCCCAGGTTCAAGCTTCCAAGATTGCAAGCCTCTGCATGATATAGTGGAACTTCGCCGCAATTATGAGCTAAAAGACCATTGGCTGAAATAGACTCTGTAATAGAAGAGATATCCCATACATCCCCATCACAGAAATACTCTATGGTTTTAACTCTTGCCCATTCGCTATCTAGATTTATTGCCCTCTTATATTGTGATAGAAGATGAATTAATCTCTCTTGCTTAGCATGAACTATAAATCCTATTTCATTAGCAAACTGCCTCAGAGATGTATTACTGATAACTAATTCATGCTGTGCTTCGCAATAATATTCTTTAGTTCCACCTTTTTGATCTGGCAGATCTCGATACCCAGCAAAGCGTCTGTTCTGATATATCTTAGAATAGATATTAAAATTACGGAGTAATAACTGAACACGTCTTAAGAGATGCAATTTAGAGCTTGATAACCGAACACTTATTCCTTTTTGCTGGGTTCCTGTAACAGTTCCGTCTGCACTGAACAAAGCTGAAAGATAAGCTGACTGACATTCCTCATTAGCGATAAGCATTCGTTCTGGAAACTTTTCATCAGGTTGCCAAGATGTAGATAATCTTGACAGTTTCATAGAAGCTACTCTAGTTTGTCTACCCCAAGTATGCTGTGATGAGAAACCAAGTATATTTTGATAGGCATTTAAAACTACCGTGCAGGCATCTGATTTCTCTATTTTATCAAAACAAAGAATTGACTTCTGATTCTCACTTATATGCCCATCTCCAGAAAGCCATCCAAGCACTAACCCTATGTCTCTATTTCCATCTATACCAAAAGCTGAGGTGTTACATATACGGATTCTTTTATCTTCTAGTTGTTTAACAGAAGTCCAACCTTCTTCTTGTGTATAGAATTGATGGTCTGCCGTTGCAAAAACTTCGTATCCCTCCAAAGTAGTTATTTTATAAATCGGCTTATATCCAGATTTCCAGGCTTGAGGAATATCCTTAATTGGAATAAGCCCATCTTTAGTAGCTATAAGCGTATCTGGACTAAGACAGGGATTACAGGACTCTAGCCTCCCAAGCCACGGTGTAGAATTTGCTGCGTTTACAGTATCTATAAACCAAACACCAGGATCGCCTGTTCGCCAAGCTGATTCTGAAATCTCTTTTAATATCTGCCTAGCCTCAATGTCGCCATTCTGATATCGTTCCATAAACCCATCATTGATAGCAACTGATATATTGAATGTTTGTAAGCTATCAGGGTTCTCGTCCTTGAAATGTATGAAATCTCTTATATCTGGATGCTCTACAGACAGAATGCCTATCTGAGCACCAGACCGTCTTCCACCTTGAGTTATTAGTTCTGCTATACCATTATAATAAGGCAGTAAATTCACAGGCCCACAAGCTTTGCCCTGAACAGTTTTAATCTCTGCTCCTGCTGGTCTCACACGACTAAAACCATAGCCTACACCACCGCCGTATTTCATCACTAATCCAGCAAGTCTATGACACTCCATAATAGATACTAGACTGTCTTCTACATAAAAAGTAAAGCAAGCACTAAGTAGCCCTTGACCTGTCCCAGCATTAAAGAGTGTGGGGGAGTTTGGTAAGAACCGGAGCGATGACATTAATTCAAAGAATTTGTCTTTGTATTCGCTCCGTTGCTCCTTGTTTTCAGCTAACGCGATATGTTCTGCGACTCTAGTAAACATACCGTCAGAGTCTTCATTATGCCATCTGTATCGTCTCTCAAAAAGTTCTTGCCCAACGTCAGTTAATTGCATTTTAGCCTCTTCGTTTGCAGCCTGTACAGTAGTCACGTATTGTTATAATATAGCCAGTACTTATCACTCTAAGATATATAGGCTCAATAACTTGGCGGCAGTGTCTACAAATCTTCTGCATAGAATGTCTTTGATGCTCTCCTGATTTCACCACAGGGGCAAGCCCAATAGACTGTAAATATCCATTTCGGTTTATGGTCTGCATTATCGAATTCTAGTTCTGTCCTTACAGATGTCCAGTCACAATTCTCTACTGCAGTATGCACTTTAGACATTAGAAGCTCTCTATTTTAATGTCTATATTAGTAAACCACCCTGCCACTGGAGTAAGTTAGGAACCGACCTTAATCCTTGCCAGAAGAGCGTCCATCTTCGCCTTAGCGGCATTGATGCGCTGTACCCCTAAAGCGGGTGACCACTGCTCTTGGGTCGTCGTCAGAGCCTCAATGAACTCCTCTAGGTCTTGGATGATGGCTGCTGCCTGACCTGCGAGAATGTAGCGGAAATCACTTGTGGCCATTAGAAACCCTCCAATTTAATGATATCAAGATAAACGACAGCATATATATCTTCAGGCTTGCAGTTTAGTATAGAAGTTAAGTCTTTAAGAACATCTTCAGTCGGTAGACAGACACCAGATTCTAGAGTAGAGTATGTCCCTCTAGGAATCTCAAGTCTCTCAGCAATAGCGTCCTGAGTTAACTTTGCTTCTAGTCTTAGATCGCGTAGTCTGTTAGACATATTGATATTGATTCTTTTGCCATTAACTACACGCTGAGGTTTCATTTATGGCACTCCCTTATATGCTCGTTCATGCATCCGTACCTGATGTCATCATAACACGCTGGACAAACATTACAACACCGAATCCTTATCTGTCCATAAGTTCTATCACTGTGAGGGCCAGGACATACATGGTCACAGTCGTCCTGCGAGTTTTGACCGATGTTAACATTGTTAGTCACTAGTTTCAAGGGTTGCACGGTATCCAAGGACATCTCATTTTGGCCTTAGATTGATGACCGATGTTAACATTGTTAGTCATGCCTCTCTGGACTTCTCAGGGCTTTTCGCTCTGTGACGGTCTGTAAGGTACGGGAGTCATGGACTGATGTTGATATCTAGAGTGAAGAGAGAAATGTCCATAAGGATTTTGAGAAGGACTGGACATTTGTATAAAGGTTATTTGTGCTATAAGCATATTATGATACATTCTAATAGGACGAGAACTTAGATTGCATAACTCTAGCGTAAGATGTCCACTGAAGCCTGGATCAACAAATCCAGCGGTAGCGTGAACGATAAGCCCTAGTCTACCTAGAGAGGACTTACCTTCTAGTCTCGCAACAAGGTCTATAGGAATCTGGACTCTTTCTATTGTGCTTCCTAGTATAAATTCATTAGGACGGATAATCATATTTGAGTCTGTAATATGATTACCAAGAACAGATGACGAATCCGTCAAATCTATAACGAGTGCCTGCATAGCCTCTGTATCTAGATTTGCTGTATCAATTGCGCCATCTTCCATCTTCCAGAAATAAGGAGACAGTCGTAGGTCATAAGATGATGGCTGTAGTTGTTTAAGAGTAAATGGGTCTATCTTGAGGCCAAGCGCCTTAATATTATCATTGGCTCTTTGTAGAATATCTCTATCTGAGAGTATCATTGCCAACCACAGATTGCCCAGGGGCCTGTCCAGTTAGTACCATATCCTGATATCTCCCATGCTGCCTGTGCGGCATATTCAAGATCGCTCTGTAGTCTAGCTCTATCGTATTTCCAGAAGTGAACAGGGTGGATTTGCCATATACTTACTTCACCTGCAGCTCCAGCCTCTGTTCGATTTAACTCAAATGGGTCTAGTCCTGCAGATAATTTCTTGCCTGTCTCGCAATCTGCGACTCTGTAAGCCTTGGCGCTATAGGCCCCAAAGACTCTAGTAAGGATCGCATCAAATGAACCTGGCGTGTCATTCTGTGATCTGTCAAGACTTTCTGTATCCGGCACCGGCATGGTTGGACTTGGCGATGGCTGTAGCACCACGTCCGCCACTTCGGGTGCCGGAGTCGCCAGAAGAATGTTCGGGCTTGCTGTAACAGGAAGATCATAAAACATCTCTCCCTTATCAGGAATCACAGGTTCTTCCTGACTATCATCTGCACTTACTATCGCTCCGATGCTTAGAACTAATGATACTACTGTGATTAGGAGTATCTCTAGTGTTAATCGAATATCTAAACCTTCCTACTATTACCATTGAGTAGCCCAAGGATCGCCAGGATCTGACTGAGGAACACTAGAATTAAGAAGTCCACCTGACAGATTCACGGCCCCTACTCGTTTTAGTATCTGAAGCTCACTCTTTATTCTTATAGTATTAACCTCCTTACCATACTTGCATTTGAACTGACTGAGCAGATTAGCCTCAGAGATACCCCCATTTGGACTAAGTATTCCAAGGATTTCTTCTTTGATATTAATAGGTTGAGAGCCGGTATTAACAGTGGAGAATCTAAGATGGTCTCTGTCAAATGTAAGATACATAGCCCGAATCTCTTCAGGCGCGTTGCGGGTTTTGGGAAACGATAGCCTAATACGGTCTTTGACATCAGTTTCTTCAATTAGCATCATCGTATCAGCCCAAGCTTGTATTGCAGAACCTCTAAAGTCCATCATACCCGTAACTAATACCTCACCTTTATGAAGTTGTGGCGGCTTACGTAAGTGATGAACAAGGATGACGGATATTTTTAGGTCATTAATCAACTTACTCATAAGCTGGAAGAGACGTGCCATATCTGTCGGATCGCTTTCGTTTCTCCCGTGTATCTTATAAAGTGGGTCAAGAATAACAATCTCTACTGAATATTTAATAATGAACGACTTTAAATGCAGCACTAATATTGGATCGTCAAATGTAAAGCTGGCTGAACTAATAATCAAAAATGAATCACTATCTCCATAATGACTCACTACTTTTATTAGCCTATTCTGAAAGTTTTTGGGGCCTATCTCTTCTTGAAGAAGAAGAACCTTGCTTTTCTTTGCCTTAAAAGTATTTAGTATGTCCTTGCCCTGAGATAGCTCATACCCCATCTGTGTTACCATAACCGATTTTCCTATCCCTGGATGTCCACCTAAGACAAGAACACTTTGAGCTGTAAGGATTCCTGAACCAATAATATCATTATCTGGAAAGGTAAGAGCCAAATAATCTTTAACGCTGAGAGGTTTAAATTCCATAGACGTGAGAAGCCTATCGTAAGAGACAGGCTGTTGACATAAGTAGGCGGACGGGTAGCTTTTCGGGTCTCTCTATGATATAATACCATAGTCGGGGTAGTATGTCAAGTAGTTTAAGAGGAATTTTATGAGAGCTGCTGATAAGAATAGAGAGCATCCGACTATTATGCAGAGAGGTAACAAGCGTTGGATTCTTAATATTATCAAGGCAAGCAGAACTCCCGAAGATGCCATGCTCAATGTGCTCTCTGATGTTGAGGCTTGGCTGCGCTACTCGTTGCCTCATTATAGATCTTCCTGGAATTTAAAGATGAAGAGCAGGGGTACGAGAGAATATCTTAGAGCAGCATATATCCTTATCGAAGAATTCTTTGCTGACTGTAAGGCTGAGGACATTAAGATTCCTCGTTCAGGTTCGCGTTCAGGTTCGACTTCTGGTACACCTTCTACCGTGGAGAGATTGATAGAAGGACTTGGTTAATACTCCGCTGTATACTCCAAAATAACTCCATAGAATTCTAGCACGTTGGCACTAGTATCACTGGCATGAGCAGGATCACGAGATACTCCGATGTTAATAAAATCACCGGCTGCAACAGTAAGAAGGGCCGTATTAAACGCTAACAGATGTAATCCGTTGTAGGAATTGACTGCTTGCTGCTGAATAACATCTGCTGTCTGTCTCATGGTCTCACCTGGAGAGCCTGGAGTGACCGCAGCCATCTGCAGCCCGACATAGAAGTTTCCTGCTCCTGCACCTTGAAACAGAACATATCCTTTTACAGTGCCAGATTTCCAGTCAGAAGGCAGCTTAGTATGACCGATTACACCTACAAGTACTACTCCATCAGGCAGTTCCCAACCAAGACCCATAGCTGCCCATGAACCAAGACCTGCAAAGCTTCTGAAGTGAGTAGCAAAAGTTAGATTAATACCTACGCCGAAGTTAGCTGCCGGAATGAAGTGTTGACGAGTTCGTCCAGCACGTACAGTTGCTTTTCCAAGAGCGTAACCACCGACGCTGTAGTCTTTGCGCTCATCTGTGATATTAGCTGTGACTATAGAAGTAACACCTTGACCCACATAAACTTGCGCGAGACTGACTTCGTAGATATTGGCGGTTCTAGTAAGTGAAGGCGGGACAGGACTTGCTGCCACAGTTCCTGCAATGACAGCTATCTCTGTAAGATCTGTAGAATTGGTTCTTCTAAGAACGACACGATCAATACGGTTGTTAACTACAGGAGCAGTTCCAATAACAACACTGCCCGTAACTGATACTTTCCCAAAGACACCACCCACACAGAATGTACCTGTGCCAACATCTACTGACATAGCAGGAGGAGTCGACTGTATTACTGCACAAGCAGAAGCTATGCCTTCGAATGGGCCTTCGTGCAATCCGCCAAAGACATCTTCAAGCGTTGACTCAGAGACTTCTGAATTATCATGCCCAAATAATTGGACTAGAGTTGGAAGCGCCATCTTAGAACTCCTTGCCTAGAGCTGATAACCGAGACACTAGGATATCCAGCCTATTAGCAGGCCAATCTGGTGTAAGAGTGAGTTCATTATTTTCATAATTATACGACGTTTCTCTTATGCTGAATAAGCGCAAAGGGTCTAATGAAGTACCACCTGAGAACGAAAAAAGATCTTCTACGAACAGCAAGTCCCCTGCCCGTACCATCCATAATGGCTCAGGTACATTGTGACGATTGCGTATTCTCCCTGTAATAGAAACTTCTGTTCGCTGCTGTGGTTTTCTAAAGTCTTCAAAAAAGGCATCTCTTAGAACATTCGCTACAGCAAGCTGTCTTACATCAGCACCAACTATATTAGTTCGGTCTATAGATGGAGACTGAAAGACAATATCTTCCTTTACTGTTGTAAAAGCAAGTCTCTCTTTTATATCTGTATATCTAACATAAACCTTGCTCCAGTAATTTTCGAGACTCTGCATAAGATTTAAACCATCTTCACTGAATTCCTTCAATCTTATCAACCATCTCACCATTAATTTTTCTTTTGGCTCAAAGAAGAATCTACGCGAATCCCATATAGCTGGAAAATATTCATTAGGAGGACTCTGGTCATCGCCATATGAACTTAGCTCTAGTATAGCATCTTGTACAGTCTTACCTTCAACCAGTAAAGGCATTATATCTAGCCCTGGGTCTTTTACGTACAGAGTATCAGGAGAGATTTGTGGCATTGTTGATGACAAACCTAGGGACGGTTTACCAAGAAGGTTATCCAGAATAAATCTATGGGCTGTAAGACGATTTATATTCATAGGGTCTATATCAGCCCAAGTCTGTATATCAGATATAACTACTCTGGCATCTCCAGTGGCACCAGCATAAGTATGAACCTTATCATCATCTACAATAAACGCTACAGCTTTTATGTCTTCAGAGCCACCACCGACTGCAATTTCCTTGTTCCCATTATCGGCAATCTTGTAGGAAGCTTTTTGTGTCCAGCTCCCTGAATATGGATTGCTAGCTGTGAAGATCCTAACGCGCAAATCGGATGAATCTGCATTAGTAATAACGAGACCAAACTTAATATACTGTACAGTATTTGGCGCAATAGGAAAAGAAGCCACAAAGACAGGTGTAGGTAATACATACACATAACCGGAGCTAGGATTACCAGAATTATAAGTCTCACCATTTCTTAATGCCGTGACTAGGCTACCTGGATTATTATTTTCGAAAGCTTCTGGCTTTGCATTCGAGAACCCGACAAATTCTACTGAGCTGAATTCTTTCCATGAGCTAAGACCAGTATCTGCCCATCGTTGATAGAGTATCTGATCTGTAAGACTAACCCAATAACCTAAGGCTGATATAGTAACCCTGAAACTTCCAAGTTCTATATTGTCTATCCTTCCCTCCCATACAGTTTGCCCTTTGTCTGTTATGAGAACATGATGTCCTATTCTGGTTGAGTACCAATAAAAAGCCTCAGAAGAAGACATAGGAATCTTAAATCCACAATTTAGGAATCCACCAGGGACACTAGTCCCAAATTCTAGGTCTTGAATCCTGCCAGCTAAAGATTCATTTCCATAAACTGGAACATCAGACTGATTTTTGATAGTCGGAGCCACCTGTACACATAGCTTAGACATAAAGATACCGCGCTTCGTACTCTATCCAAGCTTCAAATTGCATACCAGACATAGAATTACCAAGAGGAAAACCATCCTGGCTCTGTTCAATAAGAAAGGTAAACAGATTCTTTTCCTGAGGCTCTAATCGAAAACTGTTACCTATAGTATTTATAGATGAAGCTGCTTCTATATTCAGGGTTAAAGTTTCATCCAGTACAGCTTCAGCATTCAGCACTGCATATGCTGAATCATTTACTATATAACTTGTCTCCTCATTTATAGAATCTATAACCAGAATCTTATTAGGCTCTAAATAGTTTTTTCTATTGATGTCGGGAAAGAATCCGTAATATCCATCCTCGACAGGTAGAAGATGAATAACACTTATACCTATACCTTCAGTAGCTGGAGTGACCACTGAAGGATATGCTTCTAATGCAAGCCTTGTAGTTGATTCTGATTCCATTATTGTTCTATGACTACTAATCTCTCCCTTAGTTGCAGATCCTGGTAGCTCTCTAAACCTCAGAGTATATAATGGCAACCAATATAACAAACCAGCATCTACTTTAACAAACCGTCTGAGGATATTGCTTAGATTAGATGGATCACGAGTCAATGGGAATAAACTACTCGCCCTGAAGAATAAGTCGCCTTCGAATGTATCTCCCTCTACAAACACATCTGCTATGACTTTGAATGCTCCACGCTGTTGATCTGGAAACGGAAACAGTCCTCCCATGATTCCATATACCAACTCCTCAAAACCACTGCCCTGAAAATCATCGAGGTCTCTAATCATACATACTCTGGATTCACCAGGAACCTGTCCTGATGTCTGAAGAACGAGAGGACGAACATTATTTTGAGGTAGTAACAGTGATGAGGGATAACAGGATATAAACTTAGACGGTTCTGCTTTGGAGACTTGGCCTACTCTAATTGGCCCCATACCATATGCAGGTTCCTTATTCTGAATAAAAAGTCTTATGGCTGCCGGTTGATCTCCTGGCAAATCTCTAACAGCAATAGTATTTCGCTTTACTGAATAGTCAAGATTGAGAGAGCTATCTGGCATAGCACAGAATCTGGAATCTATATATGGTTTTCCTGACGTTGGTGTAATTGTCGCGAAAACACCGAACGGTTCACCTTCTAAAATTTCTACACCGTCAATGTATACTATAGAACCTTCACCTGTAAGTTTCTCAAAACGTATTTTGCCTGTACTTGTTCCTCCTTCACCAGCAAATGTCACAATGTATTGAGTCCAAGTGTCTTGCACAGCTACCACATTTTCACTAGATAACGCAGCTTTTGCACCATATATTATGTCTATACTCCTAAGAGTAGAGGTATATGCTCGAAGCCAAAACACTGCAGTCCACTTCTGAGTTGACTTACGTCTATTTGCTGGAATGCTCCATGTCTGCTCTATATATTTATTAGCTCCACTAACAGTCTCAAGGAAGAGGTAACTTAGAAACCCATATTTGGATACTAGAGAAATGGCCCTGGAAAGTGTAAGACCTGATCCTATAGTCCAACCTCTAGGTGGTACAGAGTTCGCAAGAAACGTTGGAGTTCCTACAATTGTGAGGTTTAATGCTCGTGGCCCACCATCAAAAATAAGACCATCGTTAAAATTCCAACTTGCGCCCCATTCTGAAGACTGAAGATCCCAGAACCACCTATTTGGTGTGGTAGTCTGACCAGCTAAAGATGTCATTCCATAATAGAATAACGCTAATTGTCTGTATCCTTCTATTGTACCTATAACTACAGCAAGTCCAGCTATCCGACCAACAAAACGAGACGAATCATCACTATAGGCACCAACAGTAAATTTACCTGTTGATTGACGAATAGATGCTATAGCTGTATTAAGAACGCTTGTACCACTTTTGCCATTAATAAAGACTTCAATTCTCCTGTATGTTCCTGTACCAACTATCGTTGCTGGTACAGTGAATGGAATAGTTAAACCTGCTCCAAACAAAGTCTTCGAGATAGAGCCAGCCACATTTATATTAGTATTCAGAGGAATCGTCATACGGGAGTCTAGCTCAACATACTCCTTTAGAATACCCGCCTCTGTGTAAATCTTAAACACTAGCTGTCTAGGTAATCCATCACTGATTTTTCTAATGGCTAATACCCAGGCTGGTCTATTAGCAGGAGTAGCATCACTTGGATTATTACCAGCAGAAGCTATAATAAACTCATCTCCAGGATTAGTTGGTGTACTTGTAAGATATATCCATGCCCCTACAAATAGTTCAGGCACTGTCGCAGCTGGAGGTTGTAGATTAATTGTATTAGCTCTCTCAAATCTGTTACCTGATACCCCAAACGTATAGTAACCAACAGAGTCTCTGCCGTATTCACCAGGATTATAACAGAAATCTCCATTGAGAATCCAATTATCTAGTTGAATAATAGATGTAGCACGAGCTAATGGTTTAGCTATAAGGGTTAAACTGTTCTCAATTGTCTTAAATTCTCTTCTTAATGGCGCAGATGCTATCTTAGGTAAAGACAAATCGCCATCCAGAATATCAAAGTATACATCTGTGGATGCAGATTCTAGCTGAAATCGAAGAGTTACCTTATTCCCATATCCCTTCTTACTATATTCTTTAGCATCGTTAAGTACTCTGTCTATGCGTCTTATATCTTCAACCCATGAGTTATGATCTGTTGCTGTTATCTTAAAATCAATAGAGATTTCTCTATTTTCATATTGTCTTTCAATAAGACGAGAGCCTTCTCCTTTACGGAGCAGAGGATCACCACCAAAGACACGTTTCGATTCTGGCATAGATATTTGAAGAGCGTCATCAGCTAGTAATCTATAGTCTGATGAGCCTGAGATAAAATCTATGGTTTCTATTCCATTACTTAGTTTTAATACAGTAGCCATTTAACGTAGACCTTTCCGGTTCCCAAGACCAGAACGTATAGCTATACTTACACTCTTCCCAAATACACCTTCAAGAGTTTTCTCTAACCGTCTGAAATCTGCTTCGTTATTGAGATAAAGCGACAAGTTAAAGTCTCTGAAACCTGCTGACGCTGGAGGCAATAGTCCTGGTGGAGTAATTGCTTCTCCGCCGTGAACGACTGCTAATTGTGGCTGACCCATTGCTCCTGGAACACGACGAGTACCCAATTGGTAGCCTTCCAGAAATTCAGTAATATCCATACCAGGGAATAAGCTTTCTAGAAATGCCTTGTATTGTGCTTTTCTAGCACCAGCACGAAGCACAGGATCGATTCCTTCCTGTCCAATTCCCTGGATTGCTCCAAACGCTATCTGGTACTGGAAGAACTTTTTAACCAACGGGAGGCCGATATTCTGCTGCCACTCATGAAGCCGCTTTCGCTTTTCGTGCTCTTCTACAACGCCATCAATTATTCTCTGCTGTGTTTGCTCAAGCAAATTCATAGTTTCAGTTCGTTTTGCTTCAACGCTATCATTTAGCTCTATTGCTTTAGCAGCAGCACGTTCATATCCTCTAATATCTGCATCAGCTCTGTCTTGAGCTGCCCGTTGAGCATTTGTAGAAGCTCTGTTAGCTTCTTCTATTGCAACATCAGCAGCCTCACGAGCACGTTCTTGTTCTGCCTCTGAGCGTGTTTGGGCTGCCTGTATAGCTGTATCCCTTGTCTTATTTATTTCTGTTATTGCGGTTTCGGCTGCTTCTTGCTCCAGCTTCTTCTTATTATCAGCAACATCTTGAGCAGTTTCCTTTAAGTCATCCGCAGCGTCCTTCTCGATGTCTATTCTCTCATCAGCTGCCTTCTGAGCAGCTTCAATTGTCTCTTCAGCAGTATCACGAGCAGCTTCAATCTCATCATCTCTAGCTTCTTCAATAGCTTCTATTATGGCTTCTATCGTATCTACTTGACCAAGTAAAGTGTCACGGGCAGCTTCACGTTGCTTTATAGTATTTTGAGTAGCTACATCTTCGGCTTTTAAGCCTGCTATACGAGCCTTGACAATAGCTTGCTCTTCTGTAGCACCAACGCCAGTAAGAGTTGCTTCACGTTCTAGGGCTGCTAATTGAGCTTCTGCGCCTAAGATTTCATTTCTAATCGCAGCTCGACGTTGCTGTAAGGCGCTGAGAGCACTCTCTAGTTCTCGCTCCTGCTTTTTGATAGCATCTATCTTTTCTCTCTCAGCATCTATTTCGTCTTGGGCTGCGTCCCTAATAACTTCAAGTCTGTCATTCAGGGCATCTCTGATAGTATCTATTTCGTCGTCAAGAGCTTCGCGTATAGCATCTGTCTTTGCGTTCAGGCCATCTTGAATAACTTCTAGCTCGTCTTTAAGGCCATCTGAGATGACCTCTATCTGTGCATCACGAGCATCATTGACTACTTCTACCTGCTCCTGATAGATGGTTTTTAGATTATCTGTTTCTACTTCAAGCGCTTCGCTGTATATCTCAAGCTGGTCTTTGAGGCCCTTTCGGATAATCTTTGTCTGGTTTTTTAGAGCTTCATTTATGGCATCTGTTTCATTCTGAAGTGCTCTCTGTCTTGAGTCAGTTGCACTTGCTTGTCCTTCTTTTATTGTCTCGTTTAAGTTATCGTAGTGCTTCTCGATGTTAGAGCGTAATAGGTCGTAATGGTTTGATACTTTTTCTCTATCTGCCTCGATACCTTCTGTGAATTTTGTCTCTATCCTTATTGAGACTTCTTCAGCTTTGAATTCCTGATAGACCTTCATAAGCTCGTTTCGAGTCGAGTTCGCAAGCGCACGGAAGGCAGCCGTATTTTCCTGGTCTATTTCCTCTAAGTCTTGAGCTAGTTTAAGTGCTTCAATTCCCTTCTTTTCGGCTCTAAGTCCAGCAAGTGGGCCTTCACCTTCTTCAACAGATCTAGTATAATTCTCCCATGCTACCTGAGCAGTTCCTGCCCCAGTGGCGAAAAAGAGTAATCCTCTACCTGCAGTTTCTGCTGTTTCTCCAAGACTCTCAAGAAAACTTGGTTTTCCGCCTCCCTCTTCTACCAGTCTTCTTTGCTCAGCAAATACTGCTATCAGGTTAACGCCCTCTTCTGCTAAATCAGCATAGGCTTTTTGTGTAAGTTTAGTTTCGCCTTGAAGCTCTATCCAGGTATCCCTAAGTTTCTGAGTTTCTTTAGTAACTCTTGCTGTTATTTCAGCACCTTCGCTCTGTTTCTTTGTTAGTTTCTCTATAGCAACAGAGCCAAGAGCGGCGCTAACAGCGACAATGGCAGTTGTTAGATTCAGGAACTTCATGCCTGTGAAGATAACAGCAAAGCCAAGTCCAAAGAGAGCTGATGAGAGATTGCCGGACATACCCTGGACAAGCGAGAAGCTAAGAAGAAGACCCTGACCCGCTTTCTGCATTTGGGTCAGGGCCGGACTAACTCTCTGTTGTGCTGCTATAGTAACAAGTTCTTGTTTTAAAGCAAGCTGTTCAAGTGCATTAACCAATTGATTAATGACCGCTGTGCCAGCAGCACCCGCTGTACTTGCAAGCTGTTGAAGATCAGCTATTATTCCTTGAATCCGTCCAGATGTAACTGCACTAGCATTACCCAAGATCTGCATATACTGTGCAGTTGCCAGAAAGCTGCCCCCCAGCTTTGCACCAATCATTTCTGTGTTTATGGCTTCTGTAGCATAATTCTCAAGGTTTTTTCCTAAGCTGACAAAGGCTTGATTAACTTGTCCTGCGCTGGTAATTATACCAGAGGGAAATAGATTACCGAATCCAGCAGCCGAAGCCTTAAGCGCATCAACAGTTTTCTTAGACTGAACTCTGAATCCTTCCTGTATTTTAGAAAACTGCTCAAAGTGGCCTTGGGTATTTCGTGCTTGAATACTGAGTGCTCCAAGGCGTTCCTCAACAGCTCTAACAGCTTCAAGATTAGCCTTAGCAAGAACTACAAGATCAACTCGGATTTGATCTGCTTCAGAGCCGACAGGTTGTACCATTATCGCTTACCCCAGGAGACAAATTTAGAGTCGTTAGGAAAATCGGCAGTTCTTAATTCATTAAGAGCTGCTTCAGCTTCAACCTGTTCAGCTAGTCTTGCGGCTTGTCGGAGATGACCTCTAATATAGACTGAGGGAAGCCGGAAGAGGGTTCCGATATCAACGGTGACACCTGAAACGCTTGTGAGTGCTGTTGTAAAAAATCAGTTATCGTTCTTGCTTCTTCGGCATCTAATCTACCTGCCATAAGGGTCAGAGCCATAAAGACTCTTCTTGGAAGAGCTTTTATCTGGGCCGGTGTAAGCTCTGGACTTTTAAGGCGATAGGCCAGGTTCCAGAAGTCATAGTCTACAGAGCTGAAATCAATATTGCTTTCTTCTGAAACACCGTTAGTTTTAACAGTTATGGAGCGTCGCCGCAGCTCCATAAACTGTTCACCCGTTATCTCTCTAGAAAGAGTATATTCAGTATCGTCTATAGTGATAGAATCAGTATCCTCATCAGCCACTGGACACCTCCTAAATTATGAGACTGCTCTTGCTAGAGGAGAAGCACCATTCAGACGAGCACGAACCGTTACAAGACCACTTCTCGGTGCCGTTATTGGGAACGAAGCCAAGTAAACACTACCGGAGTACTTAGGCTTAGTAATACCCATAGGCCCACCGTTAGGATAAAACTCGAAGAGCCTCTTATCCCAAAGGGTAGCCATTGCAGGCCCGCCTAAGAAGACTTCTGATATGAGTCCAGTACCAATAGCGTAAAAGGCAGAATAGTCGATTGTCCATGTGCCATCTATGAGAGTAAATTCTCTCCAGCTTACGCCAAAGCCTGTACTGTCCTCATTGTTCAGCTCAAGGTTAAGAACAATCTCATTGCCATCTGCTGAGACATCCACGAGAGTTATGACACTCTGCGAAAGCCAGAACGTTGCATTTTTTCCTACTACTCTTGCACTAGCCATTTTTTATGACTCCTTTCCTAAATGTTCTGCGAAGATACTACTAAACCGACAGTTTCTGTTCCTGATGCAAGTATTACCTTAACTCTGTGATAGCGTTTCCCTACTGCAACAGCTGTATCCTCTTTGTATTCTGTACCTCTAGTTGTAAGCACTGCAAAGGTTAATGCTGTAGTCCATGCGCCTACACCTGTAGATGACTCTTCTATTGAGACAGTTAAGTTTGCAGCACCTGACTTATTGTAGACGTGCAGTGCTGCCGCAACACCACTAACTCCAGCTGCTGCCAAGTCTGTGCCATTAGGATCAGCAGGAATATAAGTTGTACCTGTAAAGGCTGATTCTTGTTGAGCTATAAGTATGCCAGAATGATAACGGCTCCGGCCCATGAATCTGCCACGAAGCTTGTTTACTTCATTTCTATTGGCTGATATGGCTAATGAGCCAAGAGAACTGTTAAAGAATTTACAAGGATCGCCTCTAGCTGCTGTATTACCTGGAACAAAGGTTATAGGGATAGTTGTCGGTGTAGGAACAGCTTCTTGGTCATTCCAGATTCCGTCCATGTCTGAGTCATAGGCTTCAAGATACGGAATATCAGTTACTTCATCTACTGCAGGATTACCACCTATCTGTGCGGTGTCCATGTAGGCATTAACTGACATACCGATTTGACCATCTATAAGTGTAGTCTGTCGCCAATCCTGGCCATAAGGTGTATCATCGTCGAAGTTAAACTCGGCTGTGTTTTCCATCTCGAACATAGCAAGATAGAAAGCAGAGCGGCCAAGATAGAGTCTGGCGTTTTTACCGATTATACGTGTAGAAGCTGGCATTTACTTGCCTCCAACGATTATGCGAATGTCTTCTCTGACATCTCTAGGTAGAATGCTAAATACCATATCTTTGACTCTCTTACGTGCTCGTATCATAAACGGATTGGCGGGCTGTCCTTTAACATGGGCTGACAGCATCCATAGACCTTGCTTATGCCAAAAATACAGAAGATGCTTCGCGTGTGTCGGTACAATAGGTGTATTAAAAGGGCCAAATACACCAGTTCCTCTGCTTACCCATCCCGCATAGAGCGCCTTCGATGTATATGCTCCTTTAAGAGTATTGCCGCTATCTTCTAATTCAAGGACTACTGACTTACTCAAATCACCTGTAGGGCCTTTAGGAGCTTCTTCGGTAAAATATCTCAGGCCCTCTTGAAAACGCTTTGTAGCGAAGAATTTAGCGCCTCTAACTATTCTAGGTGGACTAGATGATATGTTAGCAAGACGCCTTTGCGCTTCTTCAAAACCTATAAGACTTACAGTAACACGAATCATTTTAAGCCTCTAAAGTTACACTTCGCTGCTGTGCTACTGTAAATTGTACACTAAGAGTAAAGTGTGTTGCTACACCTTCATCGTCAAAGACAACACCTAGAGTATCTCCACCAATGACATTAACAAATTCAATGCCAATAGCGTTACTAGCACCCTTACCTAAGTATGTTTTCTGTTGAAGTAAGTCCATTAGTATATCTCTGCTCTTGATTAGATTCTCTATATCTTCTTCGACATGAGCACCATATCGTTCATATATGTCGGCAAAAATTGTCCATACGACGCTGTAAGTCCCCCCGAAAGACTCATCTTGTGAAGTAAACCCGCCGACCCGTAATACGACAGCGGTTGAACCAGTATCAGCAATCTTTGAGAAATCGTGTTTAGATACAAGATGCTGGAAAGCCGCATTCGCATCCAAGAGATCAAATGCCGCATTAAACACTTCCTCGAAAGCTGCCATCACGATTCAGAATATATCTTAGAGCTTCTTAATCGAGCAGGGTTATCAAATATATCTCTGCAGAATACTGGTTGAACTGCATCAGTATCTGTTGTAATAGCCTTCTTATCGTCATGGCTTGTGCCTGTGATAACCGAGAGTGCTTCACGGGTACGAACAACACCTAGTCTATCAAGAGTATTATCTTCTACAATCTTTCTGAGAGTGTTATATTCGCCTTTGAGAACCTGCCAACGCGAATTGCCTCTAGCATTATATTGAACGCCAGGAAGCGATAGCTCTAATCTGTACGCTGTTCCGAGTGCTGCGAACCATGTAAGATATTCCTTCGCAAGTGTTGGATAATCTGTAATGACTATAGAGAAACCGGCTCCTCCAAGCCATGCGAACATCTCAGCTTCTGTTTCTGATAAGGCTTCTTCAAGCTGCTCGATAGACGGCTGACTAGTCGAATCAAAAACGCCAGATTTGACTAAATGCCGTTCAAGCATTTGAACCGCTTTTAGAATATCGCCTGCGTCTTTCTCAAAGCTAGCCACTGTTTATCTCAAGCACTGTAGCTCTACAGAATAGGTAAGACTATCAGGGGCACCTGTAGCGTGAACCATAGAGAACTCAAACTTGGTAGCTATCGGATACGCGAGCACTTCATCTCTAACTATATCTGCAATGCCTAAATCAGTTATACCTGGATAGACAAAGTGTACATAGAGTCCATTAGCACCAGTTGTTATAGCTGTAAATAGTTTCAGAGTAATCCATGAACCCGCAACCAGAATTTTCAGGGTAGGCACTACGCTAGGCGTAGTCGCATGAGCTGTCTTGTTGACAGTGATAATGATACCGCGTACAGCAGGGTCTATAATATTAAACTCTACTGGTGGTGGCGTAGCAGTACGAGCAGTAGATGCATAAACAGTAATCGTGCTGCCGTGTCTAAGATCAGCCGCCATTATTCACCATTCATATCTGCGCCTAAGTCAATAGTAGACGCTTCTGTTATGCGAACATCTACGAATTCATAGCCACATGGACACTGCATAGTAACGCCATCAGGGTGCTCGAAGACCTTATGCGAATGTGGCCTATTGCACTGAGAGCAATGATGCATCTCTGGTGTCAGTTCTCCTGATTTGTCTGATTTCTTAGAAAGAGGCATATTTATTTATCTCAACATCTGAGAATCACAACACTTACAGGTATAAGCCTTGACTGTTACAGTATGCATGGTTTTTCTAGCACAAATATCGCACATAGCTGGTACAGGATCAAACTCTTCTTCTGGTTCGCTAAAGGCTAAATCAGTTCCTATAGTATCATCAGGAATATTGGCTTTGCCTCTAACTCTTACACCAGTCTCTTCATCTTCATACCAGCCACCGCCGGTAGCAATCCATGTCATGTTAAACCCCTTTTGCCAAACTAGCGGCCCTTAGAGCCGCTAGCATATTTGGCTGCGGCAGCCTGCCGCTATTAATTGTTTAGACCTTGACTGCTGCCTTTGTTACGTTAGAAGGATTCAGAATACAGACTAGTACTCGTGTTCGGCCTAGAGTACCTGTTCCAACTTGAACAACGGAAATAGTGATAGTCTTCGCTGTAGCCCGATAGGTATTCCGTAAACCCGAAGCAGCGACTAAGTACAGCCCCACTTCTGCAGTCCCCATGTTACCGTCAAAGCTGAGTTCCTCGTTTAGGAGCAAATCAGTAGCTGCTAGGTCAACGGCTGTAAAGAAGCCGTCAGGATCATCATCATCACCAACTTCTAGTGATGCTGAAGTTCCATTCCAAACAGCTATACCCTTGACTCTGATATCTAGAATAGTCGCACCAGCAGGAACCGGAACAGTAGCAGTATAAGTTCCAGCACCAGATGTCTGAACAAATGTACGTTCATACCACTGAGCGATTGCGCCATCCTTAGCCTGGAAGCCGCCATCTGCAGCGTGTATACCTTGCGTTCTACCCGCAGGACTAGCCATATTTATCTCCTCGTTACTCAGACTGAGCAGCCATCACACGTTCTGAGATAGACGGTTCTGGCGTATCAGGCATTATGCCATCATCACTCATTATACCTTCATCAATTGTTATTTCTTGCATCGGGCACAGTTCTTCATGCTTACGCAAGAACAGGCCCTCATCAAGTGAACTGACAAACTTCTTGCCGCATCGGAGGCATGAGTGAAGATTGCTGCCATCATGTTCTTTAATGTAACCAATGGTTAACAAAGAATTGTCATTCTTATTGATTCCAGACTCGAAGTTCTCTATGAATTCTCCGCGCTCTAGATGACGACGGCCATAGTCCATCTCATGAAAGACAGCGTATCCCTTAGCCATGCCTTGACTCCTACGCAACTACACTAACGGCGATCTCGCCCATGTCAGCATCAATCTGCTTCTGGTCATAGTAAGTCTGGACTTCGATAATATCCTTGCGATTACGGTCATCGCGGATTCTCCGCATGAACCAGGGAGCCGCTCCACCGCCAACCAGGGGCTGCCACACAAATGTATAGCCACCAGTAGGTGTAAAGAGACCAGGAGCCGGAGGTGTGTAGAGGACTAGGGCATGCTTGCCCCAAACTGCGGCATAAGTCTGAGTAGCATTGCCCTCTACGGCAGTTGCTTCAATCGCGTCTCCAACTAGAACCTGTTCAAGACGAACAAGCTGAGCAATCATCGCTTCTGAAACACTGCCGCCTGTATACTTGACACGCTCTACGAGTAGAGGATGATCTAGAAGCTTATCAATGACCAGGTTGCTGGTGATAAGCCTGTTCGCGGGCTGGCCAGATTTTCCAAGAACGTTGCTTCTCATAGTGCGAAGGTCTTGAATAGGGTCAGAACTAGCATAGTCAGACCACTGGACGGCTTCCGCGTAGTCAGTGCCCCACTTGCCTGTAGCGAAGAAGTCTGCAACAAACTTTTTTTCCCAATGAAGCTGAACCATTTCAGTTAGCCATCGGGTCGCATCACGATCTACGTTGTAAGGAAGATCTGTGTTTGCGCGAATCTCGTCAGGAATCTCCTTGCCGAGACCGAAGTTCAGGTTGAAGAATGTCATCGTATTATCAACAGTGAAACCGCTAGTGGCTGTAGGAGCACCTGGGCCACGAAGCTTCATCTGCTCACGGAACCACTTGTCCTTATCATAACGTGGAACAATATCTGACTGTTTTGTTGTTGGAACAATGGGAAAACACTGAGTAGCGATATAACGCTTGTTGAAGTAACCAATAGAGATATTGGTTAGCATCGCATCGACGTGAACATCGCCTACGTCTGGCTGAAATCCTGCCATGTCTTAATACCTCGCTTACTACATATCTTAGTCGATGAAGATCATTGGATTAATCAGAACATCAATAACGTCGCCATCTGCGCCTGCTACAGAAAGCTGGATACCGACTATACAGTCTGTAGTCGCGTATGCGATAGCCCTACCCGCTGCAGTGCTGGACAGCTTTGTTCCTATTGTTGCTAGAGCACCACCAGCCTTAAACTTAGACTTACCACTGACCTGGATAACTGCTGGCTTGTCAATAGCATTTGGGTGATTCTGTAGAATGCCAATAATAACTCCAGCAGGAGACGTGTTGCCCTGAATAAGAATCGCTCTACCTGCTGAATCAATTCCGACAGCACAAAACTGTGTAGAAAGCGGAGTAGTCGCTTCGGTAGCAGCCATCGCCGCTGAACACGGCAGTGTGATAGTTAGCTGACCTGAATCTCCGGTAGCCATATTTTAATCTCCTTAGCTAGTTACTGCTTGCTTTGCTTGTTCTGTTCGGTATTGAGCGTACAGCTTAGGATTCTGTTCACACGCGATTTCAAAAGCCTTAGATGTGTCCTTAGTCTCTGACTTCTCAATGATGCTCTTTGCGATAGTTTCAAGCTGTTCATATGCTGAGCCAGGAGCTGTAGCTTGAGGATTAGAAACCCGCTCAAAGAGTGCAGACTTCTCAATCTGAGCTACTCGTGCTCTTTGGCCTTCTAGATAGCTTCCCCACTGCTTATCATCCATAGACTTACGGATAATAGTTAGCTGAGAAACCAGCTCATCACTTGGCTTGTCGCCGTTAGGCATAAGAGTAACGGCGGTCTCCCGTAGTTCATCCTGAGCAAGCTTGTTTTCTAGCTCCTCAATACGTGTAGCTGACTTTTCAATTTCAGTCTTGAGAGGCATGATAGCAGCAGCGACAGCAGACTTATTAGCTGTCTCGATAACACCTGGAAGAGCTGACTTGATTAGCTCAATACTCTTGGTCATGTCTACATCATCCTCATTATCCTTCTTCTTCTTCTTCTTGCCATTCTCATCTTCTTCTTCTTCGTCATCATCTTCGGCTTTAGCAGCTTCACCCTCAGTTGTCAGTTCGAGTTGCTCTGCAGCCGACTTATAAAAATTCACTACCACTTCTGGTAGCGAATCAAGGTGAGACTTAACAGCCTCATGCGATAGAGCAATTGCGCTCTTAACCTCATCTGAGACTTCTGTGAAGTCAAAAACCTCTTCAGCCTTCGACATTAAAACTTCCTCCCTGTTAGCAGGTCGCTTTGTAAGTGTCACATCAAACGGATGCGAGTTTGAAAGACGACCTGGAAACCGATTATTAATACGTCTGAGCGCATCATGTAACGGGTTCGACATTTGATTCAACTATCACGTATTCAGTCTAAGTTGTCAAGAAAAAGTATGCCCTTTACCGTAATGCCCTATTGACATTAGACTGGAAAGCGAGTATGCTTTGAATATGGATTGCGAAGAGTGTAAAATGTTTCATGAAAACCATCATGTTGGCTCAGAATATGCTCTGAGAAACAAACTTATAGTCGAACTAAGGCGTCGGGGATTCACATTTGGACAATTAGGTTTAAGGTTTGGCATTACACCTGCAAGAGCACAGAAGATTTATACTGTATGGACAAGCCGTGTACCTATGGCATTACCCCAGGAGCCAGAGTAGCAGGGCCTCTTATACTGGCACCTACTAGCTCTCGGTCTTGAATCTTTTTCCAGATAGTGTCGTTAGGAATAAAGAGAACTACGATCCAAGTACCCTGTTTGATGATTTTATCATTAATCGTATAGTCTACAGGCGCTAGAAAGCTACTTGCGATGAAAATATCTGATAATTCTGTTTTATGTTCCTCAAAAATACCTGCTTCGCCAAGCTTGTAACTAACCATATATCTGTAAGACATCAGCTCTACTTCATCAGTAGGAAACCACTGCAGATCTGTATCTAGCTCGTTAGGCTTAGTTACTATAAGCCAAACAAGGCGTAATGAGTCATCTGTTTTCAGGACTTCTACTGACTCAGATTTAGAAACTGTCTTATGCGCGGCTCGGTGATGTTTATCGCAGAGCCATACTATGCCTTTAGTACCACCATATGTCTTAGTAGGATGATGAGCCTGAGTTTTAGTTGCTCCACAGACTCGGCATTTGCCACGCTTGAGTTTACCAGTTTTAACCGCAGACCATATAGCGGTATAGGCCGCATTTCTGTCCGGCATATGCTTATTTTCGAAGTCACCCTTAGTAATTACTGCCATGCTTTTTTGCATACTCTTTTGCCCCATTGATGATGAACTGCACTTGACAAAGAATAATGAACGCCGCTAGATAAGATATGCTCAGGATATGCCGTGCCCACAAGACAGTTATGATGCCCACTAGATCAAGCAGCCTCGTTACTAAAATCATGACTCCTAACGTCGCCCAGATTATTAACGCTTCGCGGCCATGTTCTCTGAAACCGTTCTCGCGGGCCATGTAATAAGAGAGCACTGTTAGTGCGGCCAGCGGGACTGCGCCGATAATGATGACGATGTCCGTGACACTCATTATTGTAGCAATCTCTCTACCGCGATGATGATGGCTGTAGCGATAGCTACGCCCAGCGACCAACGAATGACTTGCAAGGCGATCTTCGCCAGTTTGATGTCGTCCTCAATGGAAGCGATACGTTTCTCCAAATCATTATGCAGCTGAGTGCATTTCTGAACAGTGACAAGCTCTTCGTCCATTCATTAGTCCTAACTCTCATCCTCTTCTTCTGATTCAAACTTGCAGAGCATCTCATCTTCATCAATAATATCACTATCAAGTCTATGCAGACCCTGTGTTCTAAGCAAGCCATTTACATGAACATCATCAGAGTCCGGCTCAAAAGACTTACTTATTTCTATATCAGGATATTTACGTTTGACTGCTGCACGGACACGCGCCTTTTCTTCAGGCGTTCCAAACTGAGATACACGCTGTAGAGCAGCGCGAGCATGAGCTTCGTCATGTATAGGATAGCTTCCAGGGCCTGGAGCCTTTTCAGGAATAGCAAATGCGCTCTTAGGCAGCTTTTTGCGTTCTGCAGCACTGAGAGCCGCTTTGATTACTTTAACTTTGCCTGTTCCGCCAGCGTGTCCCCTTGCCTTTCTCATAGCATCTTGAACTACTATAGCTGGAAGATGAGATGCGAGAGCTGTAGCGTATTTTACCAAGAAGCGTTTAGTAGGAGGTTCGTGTTCTAATTCGTCTCTAAGTTCTTTCTTAATACCTGCACGACATTGTTCACACGCTACTGCCTTGGGCGGTAATTTTTTGCCCTTCGCTCTGCCTCCACAGACAGAACACATGAATCTTCTAGCCCTTTCCGTTGCTGGCATCGGAACCATCTCCAGTCTTAGTAATTTTAGAGAGCTGCCCATCTATTGCAGATTCAAGAGCCGTATTACGAAGAGCAAGATTATAGATACTTTGGCCTAGCAAGAAGACTAAGACTATAGTGCCGATAATATCATCTGTATCGGCATTAAATTCACGAGATGACTGAGCTGCAAGATAGCCAGCACCTAGAGATATTAGCATTGCTACGCCCTGTGTGCGTCTGCCGTTTAGTATTTTTGGGCCTAGCATATTTCTAAGAAACTGAACAACCATTACCACAGCAGCAGAGAAACCTGCTAGAGAAATTACTTCGTCAGTATTCAAGGTTTTAGCCTCGCTTCTACCTGGAATCTAAATCGCTCTGTTGACTGAATGCCTACAGGAGAAGGAGCACCAAATGTAAGTGCTAACTGTGCTGTATAGGAACCTGGAGCAATAATTCCGCCTGTGGGCAGAGTATAGTTTATGCGTCCTGCGGTTGCAGGTGTTTGGATAGCTGCAAGTATATCAGCAACATCTGTCCAGAGATTAGTTGTAGCACCCTCTTTACGGATATAGCAATTAGCCAGAGTACAATTAGTAAGATCTACGATTACGTCATCTTCGTCTTTTACAGTGAACTGAAAAACCGGAAGTGCGTCTCCTGCAAAGAACTTAATCATCTCTAGCTAGCCTTCCATTATTATTCATCACTGCTAGATTCTCTTAAAATATCAGCCTTGCCAGATATAAGGGTAATTGTTATGGCAGTATCTCTCTTTGCGACTGAGGCTTTACCTGAAAGTAACCGTATTAAAAACGTCGCTGCCATACTTGTTATGTTTGCCTTTCCTGATAGAGTTACCAGAGTAAGACTAGCCGTTTTCAAGGCATTTGTCAAGCGTCCGCTCAATAGGGTAATGACAACGGCTATATATTGTAGGAAGATAGAGCTTAAAGTGCCGGTGAACGAGAGTGTGCCAGTAAGTGATTTATAGATAAGCCCTACAAGTTTCTCTGGAAGAGTTGTTCCTATGAATGTCAATGCTCCAGACAATAACTTATAACATTTCGGTACTACTATCCCTGTAAATATCAAAGTGCCTATTAGAGTTCTTAGAGAGCCGCGTGATATATCACCTACAAACGTCAGTGTGCCAGCAAGAAGTTTTGGAGAGACCTTAACCAGTGCTCCTGTAAAAGTTAGAGCACCAACTAAAAACTTCTTCGGAAAGTTGACTAATGCTCCTATAAGAACTAAGCTGCCAGCCAAAGGAATAATAGCTAAATGGACTAATATACCTGTAGATAACAGTGCGCCTAATAAAGCTTTCAGTGGCTTCTTTAATAATAATCCGCCTAACACTAGTATTCCAGACAAAAGTTTTACAGGTAAATTTCTTAGTATACCTACAAATGTCAGTGTGCCTGTTAGTGCTTTTACAGGTATCCTGATTAATATGCCTGCTAATCCCAATGTGCCTGTTAATGTCAACAGTTTCCGAAGTGAACTAGTCAGTGTACCTCCGAATATCAACACACCTGCCAACGGTCGTATAGGCATTTTGATTAGTGTTCCTACAGATGTCAGTATACCTGTAAGATATTTAAGAGGTTTGTTAATTAATAAACCTGAGAATGTCAAAGCGCCTTCTAATAACTGAGAAAAACCAGCAGCAGGACAGGTGGGAGCGGGACTGACAGTGTTGGCGGGAGTCTGGTTTAGGCTCACACCGATAGCCTCAGCGTATATCTCCTCTACACCATCGGCGTGGCCGCCCTTGAGCATGGCTTGGAGATTGTTGAAAGCAGCCACCGTCCAAGCCGCCCCCTCCGGTGTCTGCTGCCAGTGGCTCTCCCGCCACCAATGCCAGTCGTAGGGAGCCACAGTGCCTTCCTGAGCGGGGGTAATCTCTTGCACGAAGGCCCCTGCGCCCGTGCGGGCGTAAGAGACAGACGGG